AGACGAACCAGGTGCATTTGAGCCAGATGCAGGTAGAGAAGAAACCTAGTACCTAGAGCCATACCCCCCTGTTGGCATGTCTCTAAATGGAGCTGGCAGGGAGTTGTCCCCCATAGCCTCAGAGTAGTTTCTGTCGATGTCTTGTGGGGTCATGCTCTTGAAGCCTTCCTTGCCAAATAGGTGTGAGTACATGGCATATCGTAAGGCGTCGAGGCAATGATCATTCTCTTTCAGGGGCTTGTCAACCCCTGTTTTCATACACTTCGAGTCCCAAACATACCCCCTAAATTCCTTAATGATCGCCTCACAATTCCTGCAGACCTTAAGAGTGCCATTGGACATCAATTTAGAGACCAGCCTAATCCCATCTATAACCTCGTTCTGGGCGTCGTATATATTCTGCAACCCTGATCTATGCAGCTCGAGCTTAAATGACGCTGCTGAAGGATCCACATAAACAGCCTTGACATGCTTCCCATCAATGAACTTTGCCAGGTCTGCTGCATACTCTGAGTCTGTCTTCTGTCTCTGTCTGGCCTTACTATCCCAATAATATACTTCCTCAACCCACATATTAGGATATCTAGATCTGTTTATCCCTATTAGACAGAAGGCGCAAGGGTTCGTCGTCCCGTAGTCGACCCCGACAATGTAATACTCTGCTCCTCCTGGGGGGAAATTGATCACGTGGATGGAGTCGTCAAAAAAGTCGTATATAGCTCCTTCAGCCTGAACCCAACGACCTTCTATGAATCTCTGGAACCAAATGCCCTTATATTGCCTTCTCAAATACTCCTTCTCATCCTTGGTGAGCTTTGGGTTGTCATCCAGTGTAAATTTCCAGCTTCGAACGTCTGGGTTATCTGTGAGGAAATCTTTTTTTAGCCAGTGGTATGGGGAGTCTGGGTTTGTCGTGGCGAAAATCCTAGCCCCAGACATGCAACAACGGGAGATGAGCATTCTAAATACACTCTCTGGAATAATAGTAGTTTCATCAACATATGCCCCCTGAAATGTACTCCCTCGAATTTTGCTTTCACTCCTTTCATCGTCTGCCCCAACTATATGGATAACTTTATTGAAAATTACCATCTCCCTCTTGCCAGAGTAGTATCTAACATCTGACCCTATCATTTTAGTGAGCTGTGGCAAGATATTTCTTTTAAAAGTATCGTAAGTTCGAGTTATGACGCAATACTCGCCAGGGGGGCCAAATGTGAGTTCCTTTAGCCATCGCCATAGACTGACATAAGTCTTCCCTGACCTAACGGCCCCTTCCCAAATATTTATCCTAGAGTTGGAGTCCATTAAAGACTCCAACTGCTTATCTGATAGATCTTCCACTAAATTTTCTCAAAATAGCAACTCTTTAACGCTATCCCCCTATAGCACATCCTCCCGTCAAGGGTCCCTTTATACACAGCTATCCTCCCCCTCAACACATGGTTAAACTCTGCAAAAAAATGAGCCTTATCTTTTATAGCGATTTCCTCCCCACTTTTTTCGCACCACTCCACATATTCATCATATATAGCCTGGCTCTCTGTGGCTGCATCTCTCCTCAGCAGAAGACGTGATTTTATGAAGAGATCGACCATGCCAGTGAAGGTATGAAAGCATTTGTTTGAACAATGTCTATAGCATCTCCCAGTCCTATATTGACTCGTCTTCTCTACTTCTTCCTTCTCCTCTGAAGCCCCCAACCTATATGAGATGACCCAACAGGAATTCTTTGGGGGTAGGGGGATTTTCATTGTTGTTTTATGGCCTGTCTCCTCCCTCCCAAACTCCTCTTCCTGCCTGGCCAACTCGTCTTCTGAAGCCTCTTCTGGCTCTCTGGTCTTTTTCTTAAATCTATTGAATAATTTCATTGATCAAGTTCCTCTTTGGTCTTAAGTCTCATGCCAGAATAAAAACTACCTGTTGTATTTTTCCCATAAACTACCCTATCTCCAAAAAATTCATTTATAAAGTGAGAAATCCCTCTCATGCCAGAGGAGTACTCCTTATTACAAATTGATCTTGCCTCTGGAAGATCTCTCCAACTTAACCAAAGATCTGATAATTTCTTTCTATAAGTCTTTCCATTACGATCTAATATAAGATACTTCTTGAAAAATGTTTTATATAGTTCTAGAAAAGACATTTTTCTTATGAATGCAGGATCTTTCCCTGCTTTTTCAATCATTTTTTCCATTTCAAGTCTTTTCTCTTCTTCATAAATTTTGCCTTCTCCCTTCCTTACCTCTGTGCATTTCTGGCAAGGTTCATGGGTTTCTTTTAGGTCTAGCTGTAACTGCTCTCCTTTCATGTTATTCTTCTTAATTTCCTCCCTTACGGCCATCCAATCTAAATCCACAAGCCTTACAAACCTAGAATCAGCCCCTTTGTCATCTGTCGACACCCACACATACAAATATTTTTTTTCCACACTTCCAATACACATTTTCGTATTTTCCTCATCTAATTTTTCAAAAAAATCCCCACTACCACTACAAGTCTCAATAAAAATCTCCTCTAGCTGCTGCTCTAAAATGGAATCTCGTCTGTTTCCTGGGTCTTGGCCTGTTGACTTTCCATAGCTTTTTTTTGAGGGCCAAAAGTTGCCTGGCATAGGGAACAAATTCTTCGAAGGGAGGAGTCAATGTTTTCTAAAGAGACAGTCATTTTCTTCTGGCACTCTGCCTGCTCTTTCAAGCTCCAGCTGGCAAACCCTGCCGATTTCTCAACAGTCTGTTGTGGCCGTTCATTTGATGTTCCTGAGGTATACGTCATTTTTTAACTCTTTTTTTAGTGGTTTTTCTAAGCTTTTTTTCTTCATTGTTTGCAATTTCCTTCCTCTTCTTGGCAAAGACAAACGCTATCTTTGCCTCCCTCTTGCTATCCTTGGCCATCTCTGGAGCGCCTTCCCTAGCCTCTTCCTTCTCTTTCTTCTCGGCATATTGCCCTTCTCTCCTGGCGAGTGTGGAGTACATCCTCTGCCTCTTCACGACCCCTTTAATATCTGATGCTCTCTTCATTTTTTCCCCTTTCCCTTTCCAATATTCTTTCCCCCTCTAGCTGTCGACAAAGCCGCTGCCACCGCCTGGTCTTTTGGATGCCCTGACTTCACCATTTCAGAGATATTCTTACTAATGATTTTTTTGCTTTTTCCCTGTTTTAGTGGCATTTTCTTCCTCCTGTGTTATAACCCTTATGCCCATACTGTATGCCTGGTCTCCAATCTCAAAGATCCCATCAATTGGTTTCTTCTCCTGTAGTAAACTTAATTCTTTTCTGGTTATTACAGACTCTATGTAATTCCCCCCGTCTATCTCCTCGTATAGTATCCTCATCTTCAAACTCTTCTTCTATTTCATTTGTTTCTTTGTTAAATAATTCTTGTGTATCATTCATTGTATAGGGCTTGATCTTGACCTCTGTCCCTGGATTGATTGAGTAAATTTTTCTAGCATAGAGAGTGCAAATCTGAGCATCGTCTGCAAACACCAGCTCATTCATACAATCCAACACAAATTTCGTTAGGTTGTCGATGTCAGGCTTTTTCATATGGTGAATTATCTTCCCCTCTACCATCTGAGCCTTCATGGCCTTGCTAGTTGATTTTGGGATAGTCATGCGAAAAACGATTCCAACTAAGAGGGGGACAGTCAAAATAGGCCTCTTGAATTGAGAGTTTAGCTGCCACCTAACCAGGCTCTTCTCCCTCTTTTGCCTATCATACACTATAGTTTTGATTTCTTCCTTTACATTGAACCTTCTAACCCCTGGCCTCTTCCAGGGTATTGGAGGGCCACTTATCTCTAGAGTAAGCATCTTCTCCTCAACATTTGTTTTGCTTACAAATATGGTATCGTTGTTTTTTACACAATGGGTTTTTTCATTATTTTTGCAAATGGGGGTTGCGGAAATGTGGGATATTGTGATATTGTTGTATCAGAAAATATAGGGAGGCAGCTTGGAAGAGATAAAAAAGGGATACACGAGAGTGTCACAGATCGTTGAGAGGCCTGGGATGTTTGATATGATCCCGCCTGATGTCTTAGAAAATAAGGTTCGAATTGGGACTAACGTCCATGAGGCTATCCATATGGACTTCCTTGGATTCGTGCCAGACCTGGC